AATTAAGAAACATTGTTAAAAAAGGAGTTGCTGATACTGTTTTAAGAGGTAAAGGCACAAACGTTCTGATTAACAGTCTTAAAAAAGAGTTTGATGTTTCCTATGGATACGCTAGACGGTTAGCAGTGACAGAATCAGCAAGGGTATATTCAGAGGCACAAAAGGCCAACTACGATTCTAATGGTGTTGAATGGTATCAAGTCATGACCGAATTAAAAGCGTGTCCGATTTGCCAACCGTTCAACGGGAGAATCTTCAAAGTATCAGAGATGGTTCCAGCATTGAACGCTCCACCATTTCATCCTAACTGTAGATGTACGACGGTTCCGCATTTTATGATAGATCCAAAGCGCTTAGGGAAAGATACTGAAAAAGAAATAAACCTGAACGGAGATACTATTAGCGAATTCAATGAACGTAAAACTATTGATAAAGCTATAAAAAGTGGTAAAATAGTAAGTGTATCAGGGACTACAATTGGACACACACCGCCTGGCAAAAGAGGTTTGCCTAATAGTGTAGTTCAGCATGATGCTACAAACGGAGATGTACTGGGTAGAACTTACTATGGTGCTAGAGGTTTTAAAACAAAAGATATTCATTTTACAAACCATAAACAACCAGCACGTCATCCTTATGGAAAAATCGGAGAACATGCTCATGATTTTGTATTTGATGATGAAGGTAAGTTTGTTAGTAGAAATACTAGGGAATTAACAGACGACGAAAGAAAGGAGAATCAAGATATATTATGGCGATATTAGATGATTTACAAGCGTTATATGATAATGGATGGGACGCTTCTTTTAATTATAATGGTCAAGTATGTGGCATTTTTCCTAATTCTGTTTATGATATTGTTGTTGTTATTGCGGACAAAGAATATAGAGCATCTTCTTTTGATGATTTGATTTCTTTGCAGATTGAAGGAAAAACTTTACCGGAAATCATGAACGAGGTTGAAGTACAATATGGCTAAAGCACCTAGAGAGATCTAAGTGCTTTTTTTGTGCTCAGAAATGAGTGAGAAATGAAATATCAAAAAATAATTTAACCGTATGGAATCCCGTACGGTTTTTTTGTTGTCCAAGCATTGAAGACTTTAAAAGCTATGGAAAATACAGTCGGGGACGACTTTAAAAATAGGAGGTTCACAATGAACGAAGAAACACAAACAGTCGAAACGGTTGAAGAACAAAAGGTACCTGCAGAACCTGAAAAACAACCGCAAGACGAGAAGAAGTACACGGACGCAGATGTCAATGCTATCATCGATAAGAAATTTGCTAAGTGGAAATCAGAGCAGGAAGCTAAGGAGAACGAAGCGAAAAAACTACGTGAGATGAACGAAAATCAGAAAGCTGAGTATGAGCGTAAGAAACAAGCTGATTACATTGCTGAACTGGAAGCTAAAATCAACCGCAGTGGTTTAGAGCGAGAAGCCTCAAAAATGCTATCAGAAGGTGGTATTGTAGCAGACGATAAAATCCTAGGTCTAATCGTTAAAGACACCGCAGAGAGAACGCAGGAGGCTGTAGAAAGCTTTGTTGCTTTAGTGAATGATCTAGCCGATAAAAAAGTCGGCGAAAAATTAAAAGGTAAAACGCCTAAGAAGATGGAAGACACTACCGCAGGCGAGATTACCAAAGAACAATTCAACAAAATGGGTTATCAAAGCAGAAACGAATTACTGCAAAATAATCCAGAACTATATCACAAATTGAAAGGATAAAAATATATGACACAAACTAAAATTGCACAATTAGTAAACCCTGAAGTTATGGCTGACATGGTTTCAGCTAAATTACCAAAAATGATTAAATTTACACCTTTAGCTTACGTTGAGCGAGAGCTTGTTGGACAACCAGGAAACACTTTAACAGTTCCAAAATGGGAATATTCTGGTGATGCCAAAGACATCGAAGAAGGCGTAGCGATCGAGCCTGACCAATTGACTACTAAAAAGTCTACAATGACAATCAAAAAAGCTGGTAAAGGTATTGAATTAACAGACGAAGCTGTTCTTTCTGGTTTAGGAGACCCAATCGGTCAAGCAACACACCAAATCGCTTTAGCTATTGCGAATAAAGTAGACAATGACTTAGTTGAAGAAGCTAAAAAAGCTACTCAATTTGTTGCAGAAGCTCCTACAACTGGCGCTGCATTGGATAAAGCTTTAGCAGTATTTGCGGATGAAGAAGACGCTCGCTATGTTGCGCTTATCAATCCAGAAGACGCTATTGCTTTACGTGCAGATACTGCAAAAGAATGGGTTCGCGGTTCTGAAATCGGTGCTGATATTGTTATTTCTGGAACTTTTGGTGAAGCACACGGCGTTCAAATTGTACGCTCTAAGAAAGTTGAAAAAGGTAAAGGATTCCTTGTTAAAGTTTCTGCGGTTGAAACAGATACAGACGATGTAGCGAAATATGGCGCATTCGTTATCAACTTAAAACGTGATGTGGCTATCGAAACAGACCGTGATATTCTTAAGAAAACTACAGTTATCACTGGTGACGAACACTACGGTGTTTACTTATACGACCCTACAAAAGTAGTAAAATTCGGAGGCGCTTAATATGGGGATGATGTTACGACGACATCATTCTAAAAAGCCCGCTGAAACTGAAGCTATTAATTATAGCGAATTAACGGTTAAAGAGTTGAAAGATATTGCTAGAGAACGCAATATCGAAGGTTATTCAACGTTAAATAAAGAGGAACTTATCGCAGTATTGGAGGGATAGCATGGAAAATATCGCTCAAGCAAAGATATTGCTAGGTATTGAAGACAATCTCCAAGATAAGTTACTAAGTACAATAGCAAAGTTGACGACTGCTAACTTTTTAGCATACGCAGGCGTGGATGATGTCCCAGAGGGTCTCGATTATATTATTACCGAGGTCATTATTAAACGATTTAACAGGATTGGTGCTGAGGGAATGAAAATTCAATCCCTCGAAGGCGCTTCAATGACATTCAATGCTGATGATTTCAGAGAATACGATAGTGTGATTAAGCGAGTTTTTTCAAAAACATTCAATGCGGGGTTTAAGATGCTATGAGATACAACGAAAGAGTGGAAATTATCGCTAAGCAACAAGAAGAGTACAATCCAGAAACAGGCGAATATACTTCTAATGAAGAAGAAAAAATTATCGTTCCGGTTTATGTAATGGACTTGGGGATTGATAAACAAGTCGCTGTATTTGGAGAGTATAAACGTGGTTCAAAAGTGGTTTACTTCCAAAACACGCCTAAAATCTCATTCACTTATCTAAACTATCGAAATGACCGCTATAAATGCAGAGCAGATAAACAGTCTGGAAGAGTATTCTATTTAGAAAAGGATAATTCTATTGGCTGATTTACGTTTTGAATTAAAAGGACTTGAAAAACTACAAAAGAAACTTCAAAAAGTCTCTAAAATGGAAGAGATTGAGCGTATCGTTGAAAAAAACGGTGTTGATATGCAAAAAAAGGCAGTCAACAATGCGTCTAGGTTTAGAGGACATTATGAAGGTAGAGGCAAAAATAAACATTTCGTCAAACCTACAGGGGCGACTAAGCGTTCTATTTCTGTCAATAGTAGTAAGGTCGGCAGGTTCAAATATAAAGTGGCACCAGGTACAAGTTATGCTGCTTATGTTGAATTAGGGACTCGCAAAATGAGCGCACAGCCGTTTATCAAGCCAGCTTTTGATAATCAGAAAGAGGAATTTAAAAAAGATTTGGAGAGGTTGGTTAAATGAAATCAAGAGAGCAAGCAGTTTTTGACAGCGTATTTAAACGTTGCCAGTTTTTAGGGTATAAAACGTATGACTATAAACCAGACGACAATGTGCCTTATCCGTTCGTGGAGTTAGAGGATACTACTTCTATACTCGTGCCAAACAAAACGGACGTGAAAGGTACAGTCGAACTGGTCTTGTCCGTATGGAGTACCCGAAAAAAACGTAAACAAGTATCGGATATGTGTTCGAGTATCCTATCAGAAGCAATGCGGATTGTTGAGGCTGACGGCTATTATGTAGCCTTAAATATCTCACAATCCACAATATCAATTTTTGACGATAACACGACAGTCGAACCGCTCAAGCGTGGTCGTGTTCGTCTAGTATTTACAATTTTATAGAAAAGAGGTTAAATAAATGCCAGTTGCAAAAAAAGGTATTGACAGTATTTTATTATTTCGCTTATTAGGCGAAGCAAGCAAAGCAGACGGTGCTAAGTTAGCATTCCAAACTGAACACTCAACAGAAAAGAGCCGTGATACTAATTCGGTTAAAACTAAAGACGGTGTTTTACAATCAGTCGGTGGTATTGAAGTTTCAATTACTGCTACTACTATCATGGCGGAAGACGATGAGCTTGTTGCTAAGCTAGAAACAGCTATGGACAAGGGACAACTTGTTGAAGTTTGGGAAATCGAGAAAAACGCTAAAAAACAAGGTGACAAATTCGAGGCTGTTTATTATCAAGGTTACTTGACATCATTCAAGAAAACTAAAAACGCTGAAGACTTAATCGAGTTGGAACTTGAGTTCGCAGTTAACGGAACTGGTGTTAAAGGTTATGCAACTCTTAACACTAGCCAAGCAGAAGTAGTTCAATATGAATTCGCGGATACAACAAAAGGAACAGCTAGTCCAGCAAGTCCTGTAGCAGGTACACCAGGTATCGGTGGTTAGAAATTAAGAGAGGTTCACGCCTCTCTTTTTTATTGTATTTTTTAGAAAAAGGAGAAATAACAATGCAATTAAAAATCAATGATAAAACTTACAACATTAAATTCGGAGTGAAATTCGTTCGTGCGCTTGATAAAGCTTATCCAATCGAGCAACAAGGCTTGAAATTTGGAATGGCTCTATCTGCTAAAATCCCAGAATTATACGCTAAAAATATCGCATCATTGGCAGATATTATCTACTACGGAACAGTTACAGAAAGCCCACGTCCTTCATTAACTGAGGTTGAAACATACGTTGAAGAGTGTGAAGATCTAGAAAAATTATTTGATGATGTACTTCAAGAATTAAGCGAATCGAACGCAGGAAAGTCTTTGTTACAGGAGATGAAACAAGGTCTCAAGAAGAAATAATTGAGAAATCATCTCTAGAAACGTTTGAGGAAATCATTATAAATTGTGTCCGATTTTTAAACATTACTGACATGAACGAGATCGGTCGTATGACAATGTACGAGTATGACTTGTTGATGACTGGAGTGTTGTTGAGAAAGCAAGATGAAGATGAACTCTTACATCGTTCTGCTTGGTTAACTAGACAGGTAGAGGCTACTAAGTCGGACGGTAAAACTCCTTTATACAAAAAGTACAGTGATTTTTACAAGAAAAAAGATACGAAACAAAAGTATCAACTCTCAGACAAAGAGAAAGAACTCTTACTGAGAGCGAATATGTAATGAGAAAGGAGGTATATAATGGCAGAAACTTATTCAGTTGAGGCGGTGTTGACCGCTGTCGATAAGGGAATGGGTTCTACTTTGAACGGGTTACAAAAAGCAATCAACGGACTTCAAAAATCATCGAATGCGTTTGATACGATTTCAAATAAGAGTTCGTCAATGTTCAAATCAATGCTTGGTGCCAATCTTGTTGGTTCAGCGATTACGTCCGCTTTTGGAAGTATCAAAAGTACTATGGGCGAAATGGTCGGAGAATTGAACAGTTCAAAAAAAGCTTGGGATACGTTTGATGGGAACCTCAGCAAGTTAGGCTGGGGAAAAGACCAAATCAACCAAGCTAAAGAGGCTATGCAGGACTATGCGACGAAAACTATCTACTCAGCCTCAGATATGGCTAGTACGTTCTCTCAAATGGCCGCAATCGGTCGAAACGATAGTGGCGAACTTGTAAAAGCTATGGGTGGTCTTGCTGCGTCTGCTGAGAACCCTAAGCAAGCAATGACGTCTCTTTCTCAACAAATGGTGCAGGCTTTAGCTAAGCCTAAACTTACTTGGCAAGATTTTCGTATCATGATGGAACAAGCGCCAGCAGGTATGAGTGCCGTTGCTAAAGAAATGGGATTGTCACTAAATGATTTGATTCTCAAAATTCAAGCAGGCGAAGTTAAAACGGATGATTTCGCTGAGGCGTTTAAACGTGCAGGTATGACCATGCAGGACATGGCTACTAGCTACAAAACTATCGACCAAGCTATGGACGGGTTGAAAGAGACGCTCGCAAACAAACTCAAACCAGCGTTTGATACATTGTCGAAGGCAGGTATCAAGGCACTTGAGGCAATCATGAACCAACTTGACAAGGTTGATTTCAATAAATTGGCAACAGGAATTGAAAACTTTGTAAGCAAGATTGATTTCGAGGCGGTTGTTGGGAAAATAACATCATTCGTTGGATCGGCTGTTGCTAAAATCAAAGAATTTTGGCAAGGCTTTACAAACACGAGCGCAATATCTGACTTTAAACAGGCGATGAGCGAAGTTTGGGAGGCTGTTAAGAAAGTATTTTCATCACTTTCTGGAGGAGATACAACCTCATTTGGCGAGAAGATTGGAAAAGCTCTAAGTATAGCCTCAAAGGGCATTCAAGCATTTGCGAAAATCGTTCAAAGCCTAAGTCCTGAACAAATTCAAGCAATCGCCAAAGCTTTTATTGGGTTTAAGGTTGCTCAAAGGGCAATAAAGCCTGTTGTAAGTGCCTTAACAGGACTAAGTAAGGTAGTAGGTGGGGCTAAGGCCGTTTTCGGAGGATTGCAAAGTGCCGTAAAAGTAGGAAGAGCTTTAAGTGGTATTGCTAAAGGCTCTCAAGCCGCTAGTTCGGCCTTAACTTTCTTGTCTGGAAGTTCAAAACTTGCTAAGGGTGCAATGATTGGACTAAACATTTTCAGTAAAGTGGGCGGTTGGATTGGTTCAGCAGTTTCAGCAATCGTTGCTTTCCTCGGACCAGTAGGCTTAGTGATTGCCGCGGTCGTGGCAATTGGTGTGGCGTTCGTTATTCTTTGGAATAAATGTGAGGGCTTCAGGAACTTCTTTATTGGATTATGGGACGGTATTGTCAAAGTTGCCTCAGACGCTTGGAAAGGTATTCAAAATGCTTGGAATGGCGTTGGCGAATGGTTTTCTAATCTATGGAACGGCGTTAAAGAAACGGCTTCAAATCTTTGGAATGGTTTCCTAGAGACTGCCAAACCAGTAATAGATGCTATCAAGAATTCGTGGAATAGCATTACAGAGTTCTTTTCTGGACTTTGGAACGGCATTACACAGTTTGCTTCTAATGTTTGGAACAGCTTCTTAGAAGGCGCAAAACCAATTGTGGAATCTTTAATGAACGTATGGAACGCCTTGACAGAGTTCTTTACGGCATTATGGGACGGTATTGTTTCAATCGCAAAAACGGTTTGGAATGGTATTGTCGAAGTTGTTACGGCTGTAGTTGAAACGGTTAAAGGCGTATGGAACGGTATAACAGAGTTCTTTACTAATCTTTGGAATGGTGTTGTAGAAGTTTCCACGAATGCATGGAATGGCTTTGTTGAATTCATGACACCTATTGTTGAAACGCTTAAAGGTTTGTGGAATGGCTTTGTTGAGTTCATGACTGGCGTTTGGAATGGTATTGTTTCAGTTGCTACTACAGCATGGAATACACTTCAACCTATCGTCGAAGCGGTATGGACTGCTATTCAAACGTTTATCTCAACTGCTATCGAAAATATCAAAACTGTCATCTCAACAGGTATGCAGATTGTTCAAGGCGTATGGAATGCAATTTGGAATGTATTTACTACAATCGTTCAGACTGTATGGACTGTTATTTCAACGGTTATTTCAACTGTATTGAACGTGATAGCAGGCATCATCAAAGCGG